TGAGAGAGCGACCCGTCGATTATCGACAGTCGTTCACCCGATGATCGCTGAGGCGGCAACACAGTTTAACGCCAGAGCGATTGCAGAGTTATACCCATCAGGCGGCCCAGTGAAAACTGTTATTGTTGGTGATCCGAGTGAGGAGCTAGAAGAGCAGTCAAGGCGCGTCAGAGAATTTATGAATTACCAGATTACTCAGGAGATGCCTGAGTATTTCCCAGACTTAGATCAAATGCTATTCCACCTACCTTTGGTCGGTCAGACCTTTAAGAAGGTTTGGTGGGATGCGAATATGGACAGGCAGTGCGCCCAGTTTGTAAAGGCAGAAGATTTTGTTGTGGCTCCAGAGAGCAAGGATTTACCGACATCACCTCGGTACACGCAAGTGATTCGATTACCGAAAAACGATTATAACCGATACGTTCAGTCTGGCTATTATCTTCCTGTTGAATTTCAGGGCAGTGACTTAGATCCATCTGGAGATGTTGTTGGCGAGATTGAGGGCGTTGACCAGTATGGCGATGACGCACAAGATCAAATCGTGACGTTGCTAGAGATGCATGTCTACGAGAAGTTTAGTGGTGTAAGCGATTACGATAATGACGATGAGGAGGAGGACAACGAAGTTCACTTCCCATACGTTGTTACGATTGATTACGATAATCAGTCGATTGTGAGTGTCAGGAGAAACTGGCGAGAGGATGACGAAAGAAAGATCAGGAGAGATTGGTTTGTCTCTTATAAGTTTTTACCAGGTTTAGGTTTTTATGGTTTTGGCCTATACCACATGATCGGTGGATTAGGAAAAGCGGCAACAGGCTCACTGAGGGCGTTGCTTGATTCAGCGGCATTTGCGAATATGCAGGGCGGCTTTAAGTTAAGAGGAAGAGTTTCGGGTGGAGAAGTTCAGGTAAATCCTGGTGAGTTCGTAGATTTAGACGCAACAGTTGATGACGTTAACAAGGCGATAATGCCATTGCCATTTAAGGAGCCAAGTCAGTCGCTCTTTAATTTGCTTGGATTTATTGTTCAGGCAGGTCAGAGATTTGCGAGTACAGCGGATTTAAATGTTGGGGATGTAAACCCTAATGCACCTGTAGGCTCCACAGTGGCTTTGATAGAACAAGGCAGTAAAGCGTTCTCGGCCATCCATAAAAGGTTGCATTATGCTCAAGGGCAAGAGTTCAAGCTACTGGCTGAACTAAACGCAGAGAACTTGCCCGAATCGTTTACATTTTCGTTGTCGGGTAGTAGCGAACAGATATTCGCGGCAGACTTCAACGATCGCATTGACATCCTCCCAGTCAGTGACCCCAACATATTTTCAACGGCACAGAGGATTGCTCAGGCTCAAGCTATTTTACAGATGGCTCAGTCAGCACCTCAGTTCCACGATTTATACAGCGCATACAAGCGGATGTATGAGGCGATACGAGTTCCCAACATTGACGAAATCCTGAAGCCGCCTGAGGAGGCTGTCCAGATGGATCCGATCGATGAGAACATGTCGGTGATGTACGGCAAGCCAATTCGTGCGTTTCCTGAGCAAGATCACGATTCTCACATTGCTGTTCACTTACAGTTTATGCAAGATCCATCTCTGGGCGGTAATCCAGGTGCGGCACAAATACAGCCTGTACTGGTAGCTCACATAGCGGAGCATATTGCGTTACTTTACAGAGTTCGCATGGAGGCTGGTATTGGTATGGAAATGCCGCCAATGCCTGACTTTAAAGACCCAGACTTTAAATTTGAGGATGTAAACCCTGATTTAGACAGGTTAATTAGCCAGAGGGCGGCTCAAGTTGTTCAGGCATCGCCTCAAATGCAACCAATCCCTGCTCTGCAAGCGGCTATGCAACAAGGTCAGCAACAGGGTAATCCACTACAGTACGCGCAACAGCTTGCACAATTAGAGACTGAGGCATTAAAAGCTAGAACTCAATCGCAAATACAAGCGGATCAGGCTAAAGCGGAATCAAATATCCAAATTAAGCAGGCAGAAGCACAGCAAGACATGCAAATCGAGCAGATGAAGGCTCAGGCTGACCTACAGGCTAAGGTAGCGAAGCTAGAGGCTGAATTACAGTTAGAACGTGAGAAGAACGCGGCTGATATTCAGTTAGAGCGAGAGAAAAATGCGGCTGAACTACAGATGGAGGCAATGAAGAACGATGGCGTATGATATGTTGGCCTCTATAGCACCGATTAATCCACAGGCATTTGGCCCCGTTATTCAGCAGGGTCAGCCTCCTATGCCACAAGGTCAAATGCCTCAGGGCGGTGATGTAATGACGCAGTATTTGATGAATAAGATAGCTGAAATCAGGGGTGATAGGGGTCAGGGCGCATTAGATGGCGTTATGGCATCTATGGCTCAACCACAAGTAAGAAGAGGATAGTTTTATGTGTTTTGGTGGTAGTGGTGGAAATCAGGGCGGTTCTGGCAGTCAAGAAGACGCTGAAGTAAGACGATCGCACAGTAAGGCAGGGATTTCAGCGGCTGAAACAAGACGTTACTTTAGGGAGCGCGATAATCCAGCGCATTCACGAAACGAAAATGCACCTGGAGCTTCTAAATCTGTATCTCACTCCAGAGATGAGGGCGGTAATTTAGTCTCTCAAAGAGTTGAGTATGGGCAAGGTAATTTTTCGGATGGTAGCATGAAGGCTGAGAATATTCTTGGTAAACGGGATGATGTATTTTCAGTTGGTAATGATTTAAGCGTTGGCGGTAAGATATTTAGCAATGCAAGACTGAGTAAAAGCGGAAATTCCATAATAAGCACTGACCCTAATAATGTTGGAACTATTGGCGGCATTACGAGTAGCGGTGGTTTATGGGGTGGACAAGAAGTTCAGAGCGCGTTGGGTGTAGGCGCACAAGACAGTAAAGGTATTGCGACAGGGTTAGTCACACCACGTTTGGCCGCTCAGAATTTAAGCAGAACCGAAAAATATCAAGAAACATCTAATCAATTTGCAGGCAAAACACCTGCGGAGATAGCGGCTATTAGGGCGGCAAATAAGGCTAAAAATCCTTTAGATAGGGATGGTGATGGTAACATATTAACATCTACGGATGCTATGGGTCGTGTGTATGGCATTGGAACGACAGGCGATGGCTCAGGCGCACAACCTGTTATTTATGACCCGACACTTCCAGAGGCATACAGAGGTATTCCACAGTTAGACCCTAACAGAGCGTCAGATCCTAATTTAACTATGTTTGGTAAGGGCATGAGGAAAGCAGGTTTGCCATTGGCAGGTGCGTTGATACCAGGTGCAGGTGCGCTTATGTTACTTAATAAATTTGAAGATAAGGTTCCAAGCGCACTAACGGGAAGAGGAACGTATTCCCCTGCTTATGATGAACCCATTGGGCCAAATTTACCCACAACATTCGCAACATCAAATGAAAGTGCGCCAAATCCATTTGGAGCTTTTGGAGATATGGGTGGAATTGAACCAGAGGCATCCTTTCAACAAAAAAATCCAATGGGTGCTTTAACAGCCACTAGCAACTTACGTCCAACAGTAATAAATGATGCAACACGAGATCGTATGAGAAATGAAGCCGCACTTCTGCCCCCAACAGTAATAAATGACGCAACACGAGATCGTATGAGAAATGAAGCCGCACTTCTGCCCTCTGCTGAGACAGTTGCAGTAAATGACGCAAAGCCAGAAATAATGCTAACAAATAATTTACTTAGAACTCCTGTGCCTCAAGCCTTGACGGGTGGATCTATGTATAATGCTGGAAAAGGTGGAGAAAGTATAAGAGATGCGGCAATGGGTAGAAACATGATAGTACCACCTACAAACTTACCTTCTACAGAATATAAAAATAGGACAAGCGATGACTTCTCAAGTATTCCTTATGATAAACGATCTACGATAATTCGTGGAAATGACTATCCATTAAATGACGCATTTATTTTTAGAGATCTCTATCTTCGCGATGATGATATTGAAGCAATGATGCCACCAGTTGACGATGAACAATCAATATATGATAGGTTTAACTATAGAAAATGGTTGGCAGGAGATCCAACTCTTGTAGGTCAAAGTTCTTACGGAGGTAAATTTGGGTCAGGTCAGCCCAACTATATGGCAAGTGTTGCCCCACAAGGCATATACATGTCGGAAGGAGTAGGATCTTCGGTTATGACACCCTTCTTTAACCCATACACAGGGCAATATTTTGAAGCACCATCCAGTAATTATTACGCTGAGGAAGGATCTAACTGGAGAAGAGGCACACCAACTGAGGCATACAATTTACCAATAGTAGCATAGAAGGAATAAAACAATGGCAGACGAGAATAGAATACTTTCAGCACCACCAGGCGGAACTGGCGATGATATGTACAGAGATATGGGCGCAATAGATCCGCGTGAAGTAAGTTTAGATGAACTGAATGTAGGGGCAAGACAAGGAGCAAATCTTGGTTTTTCAGATGAATTAACAGAACCAGAGATTATGATGGCCGAAGAGTTTATGAACGCATTACCTCCTGAGGCTAAAGAAAGTTTTATAGATAGGTTAATAAATGATCCAAGAGCTACAATGATGTCTATTATGGATACTTTGGGTGATGCGTTTGGCGGTGGCTCAGGTCAAATTATGGATGATCTTAGGGATCGTGGTGCTTTAAGTGGTATTAATAGTGGCCTAATAAAAGGTGCTACCAGAGAAGGTGAAATGTTTGGTTCTACACCAAGCGTACTAAGATCCAAAGGTGTAGGTGAAAAAGATATCTATGAATATTTAAAAATGCTAGACCCAGCATCACCTGTTAGAGAAGGTGAAATGTCTAGATCAGTTGTCAGAGAAGGAGAATAAAATGGCTGAAGTAAATGTAGAAAACATGGAAGAGAATGCAGAACTCTTCGAAGAGAAAATGGGCTTCCCTCACAATGCAGATGGTTTAGATATGAGTGACGATCAGCTTGTGAACTTCCTATTGCTCTGCCATCAGGGTGAGTACGGCATGTACGATGATGATGAAGAGTACGAAGAGGAAGACATGGAAATGATGGATGACGGCAAGGATATGAAAGTCAAAGTGATGAAAGTCGGTTCTGGCGATGTTCACGAAATGATGAATAAGATTCTTGGAGGTTAAATGCCTGTAACGAAAGTTAAAGGTGGTTACCGATGGGGTAAGTCTGGAAAGATTTACAAGACGAAGAAGCAAGCAGAGCGTCAGGGCAGAGCGATTTATGCCTCTGGCTATAAAACAAAAGGAAGGAAAAGAACATGAAATGGATTATGAACAGACTATCTGAGCCGTCAAGTTGGGGTGCAGTTGGAATAGGAATTATAGCTCTTTCATTAATTTTAGGTCTTGGAGGTGAAGGGCTGTTTATCGGGCTTGGTTGTTCGGTACTTGGTTTGATTCTATCAGAAAAAGCTAAAAAATAAACTCACATACTAATTAACCTTGATGGTTTTTAAAGGTAAAAATTAATGTCTAGGAAAAAACTTGTTGATCTAGGTTTAGATGTTTCAGATTTTATATCTGAAATTGTTCAAAAGTTTATTAGACAGAGAGAAGGCTATGGAGCCTTAAAAAATCTTAAAAGACCAACAAAGACTGATTTAGATCCTGCTGAAATGGGTGCAACTAAACTTCCTGATTTTGTAGAAGATATAGAATACAAAGCTACAGATACAGGCGTTTTAATACCGCGTAAAGAAATTGACATTTCAGAACTTCAGGGAAGAGTATTAACTCCTGCATATGGTGATAGAACGTATGCAGGAAAAACTCTTGAGGAAATTGCAGGCGTAAAGCTCGATCAACCTGTTGATATGCAAGGTGGTAATCAGTTTATGCGTAGTAGTGGTAAAGGAATTTGGGCATCTGAAAAGAATGCTATGCTTAATAAAGCTAGAGCTATGGAAAAAATGGATAATCCTTTGATGGTTTATACATCAATGGCTGGACAATCTGGTGATGCATCTAAAATGATGTCAGACGCAACATTAGGAATGATAGAGCAAAGCAAAATTACAAAAAAAGCGGCAAAATCTTACGATGATTTAATAAAAGAAAAAGTTGACCCTAATTGGGTTGGAATATTAAGCCCTAAAGTCCGTGAATATGTAGATAATATGCCTATGACAGCTAGGCGAGAACTTTGGCAACAAATGGATAAAAATTCTTTTAAAGAAGTAGGTTTTCCTGACCTTGGTGTAATAAGAACTGCTATTACTGAGCCTGCATTGTTAACAACGCCATCTTTTTCTACTGGTAGATCTATAGGTGCGCTTGATTCTATTAAAACTTCTCCATCTCGCCATAAAACATATAATACTGAAGTTAAGGGTAAATACAGAGGAGCTTTGCCTGTAGATGTACCAGGAGAATTGATCTGGAGAGATTTTTATAAAAACATGGCCAAAAGAAAAGCAGAAACTGGAAAGTCAAACGTACAAAGAGCTTTTTTAATGACCCCATCAATAAATCAAAAAGTTGATCAGCAAATGGTAGATGAGGTCAGTAGATTTACTGAGCTTTTGAAAGGCCGTAACTAATGAAACGCTTTATTCCCTCTTCATTTAAACCTAATGCATTATCCAACATATCTTCTATAGTGTCTAATTTTACTTGTAGATCTAAAGTTATTTCTTCATTACCTGAAGCCTCTAAAACTATTTTCCAAATTTCATCTAGAAGTGCTTCTTTATTTCGTTTATCCATTTTTTTATCTCCCATAATAATAAACGCAATATACTATTTTAGACAAGCAAAGGCAAGCATATAATGGGTAAATATGATGAAGGTGCAAAGCTATTAAAGTCTGGCTACGGAGCTTTATCTAAACTTGTGGAGAGATTTGATAAGCTAAGGTCTGGTGGTGCTAGGGAATCAACTGAATCTGAAAAAATAGCACAGTATGTACTTGATTTATTAAGGTCAGGCAGGGCAGACGAAGTTACAGACGAAATGCTTTCAGCCGCAGATAATGCGTATCTTTATAAAAACTATGATTTGCCTATGGATGAGGCGAGTAGATTAGCTAGGGCTAAAGATGCTGATTTTGTTGATTCATACCACGGCACAGGAGATAATTTTGAATCGGTCGATGAAGGTAGGTTTGGAACAGGAATAGATGCTTATGGTCAAGGTTTTTATTCGACAACAGCTACAGAACGTGCAGACAGATATATACCAAAAAAACCATATATCACTGGCTATGAATTAGATGAAGATCTCTATAAAGAAGGTGGCAACATAATTCCAGTAAAAGTTAAGGGTGGTAATCTTTTTGATACAAACGAAAAAGCAGGAGATTCTGTATTAAAGATTGGTAAAACTTTTGAAGATCTTCCATCTGATTTTTCAGTTGAATATAAAGATTATGGTAAAAATTCTTTACCTGGTGTGTTTATTAAAGGTTTTGTGGGTGAGGGAAAATCAACTAATATTAAAAGTGTTTTTCTTGATCCAGAACTACCAAAACTTGACGTTTTAACAAAGTTAATAAATACTTTTGGAAAAAATAATAGTTCAAATATTTTAAAAGAAGCAGGATATGATGGGTTAATTTCACCAGAAGGATTTGGCGAAAAAACTTTTTTAACTTTTGATCCTAAAAATGTAAGATCTAAATATGCACGTTTTGATTCTAGATTAGAAAATTTAAAGAACCTTAGTGCGGCAGTAGCACCAATAGCAACCGCAGGTGCTTTATCTCAAATAAAAGGTAAACCTCAGTAATGGCAAAAAAGAAAAAACCAAAAAGAGATGCCTGTTATAAAAAGGTAAAAGCCCGTTACACCAGAAATGGTGGTACATGGCCAAGTGCATATGGATCGGGAGCGTTAGTAAAATGTCGCAAAGTAGGGGCTAAAAATTGGGGTAATAAAAGTGCCAAAAAAAAGAAAAAGTAGTAATAGTTTAAGAACATGGTTCTCCCAGAACAGCGGTAAGGGTTGGGTAGACTGTAAGACAGGCAAGCCTTGCGGTAGGAAGTCACGCACTTCTAGCAAGAGAAAAGGTTATCCTGCTTGCCGTCCGACTATGGCGCAGTGTAAGACTAAGGCAGGCAAGGCGGCTACAAAACGAAAGACAAGTGCAAAACGTACAAACTGGAAAGGTAAGAAGTAATGGCAAAAAAATCAGTAGAAGCTCCCAAAGGTTTTCATTGGATGAAGTCTGGCAAGGGATTTAAGCTAATGAAGAACCCTGCTGGTGGCTACAAGCCACACAAGGGCGCAAGTAAGAAAGCATCGTTCGATATACAGAAGGTACACAAGGCATGAAAAAACTAAGCCCAGCTCAAAAGAAAATTGCTTCGAAAGCCAAGCCAAAGAACAAAATTACTGGCGCGGATTTCAAAAAGATGAATAAGAAGAAAGCAAAAAAGTAATGGGTAAGTATGATGAAGCCGCAAAAGGCATAAAGTATGCATATGGAGCTTTGTCTGAAGTCTTACCATTAAAAGAGTTAATAGCTAAGTGGGTCTTAAATCAAACAAAAATATCTAGAAATGACCTTGCATCACAGCTAAAAGCTAACCCAAACGTACTTAAAGCAACAAATGAAACGCTTGATATGAAGGGTTATGGCGATACTATTCCTGTATATAGATATATACAATACGATCCAGATAAAGGTATTGAATCCGAAAAAATAATATCAACAACATTAAATCCTAATAAAGTTGCAGATAATGTTAAGTTTTTTTCTCAAAGCTCTATGGAAGGATCAAAAGTTCCATTCGGTAATAAGCAAGCATTAGTTCGTTATGATGTACCAAGAGAAAAAATAATTGCTCACATACCATCACTAGAGCGTCCTGACAGTATATTAAATAAAAAAATTATAAACGATGGCTTTGTAGATGATATAAAAGGCTATGATAAAATAACCGATCCTGCGAGGGTTGCTAATCAATTAATAGATAGTCAAGATGAAGTAATTGCTAATGTATCTGGAATTAAACCCGAAGTTTTATCTTTGACAACAACTAATAAAAATATTTTGTATGGCAATGTGAAAGCTCCAGATGACTTTAGTTCTAGCTATATTGCAGGAGATTGGATGAACAACCCATCAGCTTATTCACCTGAAGCAGAAAATTTAGCTCGACAGAATGTTATTGATAAGGTTAAAAGTTTTATGGATGGCGGTGCTTTATCTAAAATGAAAGGAAGGCCAGAGTAATGGCAACTTACAAAGGTAAGAGCGTAAAATTAAATAAACCCAGACGCATTGCTAAGGGTGAGACAAGTTACGGCAAGAAGAAGTCGGTTGTATATGTCTCAGATGGAGATAAAGTGAAGCGCGTTACCTTTGGCGATCCTAATATGCGGATTAAGAAAAACCAGAAGGGGCGTAGAAAGAATTTCAGGGCGAGACATAATTGCGATAATCCTGGCCCTAAAACAAAAGCACGATATTGGTCGTGCAAGGCATGGTGAGGTATTATGGCAAGAGCGGCAATTAAAAAGGTAGCCCAAGCTGAGATTAGAGCGGCTAAGAAGTTCCTAGAGAGGCGAGGTCTGGACAGTGATGACATAAGCCCTAAAAAGTTTGCTAAGGCCGCTAAGGAGCTAGATAAGGGCTTCCAAGAGACATTAAGAATACTAGCTAGAGAACTATCCGCAGGAGATACCTAATGGCAGAACTTACACCACTACAAATTGTAAGAAACATGGCAAGAAACTTGTTATCATCAAGAAAACCAACAGGTTCAGGTCTAGGTGCTATAGGTGAAATTAATTCTTTAGGGCAATCTGTCGGGGGTAGAGATCCTCGCCTAGATAATTTTAGTGTTAGTCTTGATCCATATCAATTAGATGTAGGTGGGCAAGTATCAGAAGATTTAACTGGCTACAGAATTCCAATAGCGTCAGATCTCGGAAATGCTATAAATGCATATTTGTATGGCATAAAAATGAATAAGTACAGAAATGAAATTAGAGAAGAGCTTGACGCTCAATTGGAATCTGTGGGAATAAAAAAAGGAACTTCAGAATACCAAAAAGAAATCTTAAAGAGAATGCCTGACGTTGGTAACCCAGAGGCAATGGTTGAATTTGGCGTTGGAGCGGCAATCGGTGCGCCTGTTTTAAAAGGTAGTTTTGGTGCATTAAAGACTTTATATAATATGATACCAAAAGAACAAAAAGCTCAAAAACCTTATCAAAGAAAATCAGAATCGGCTGTAACTCAAGCAGAACTTGGTGCTGAAAAACTTAATGAATAACAGGCTCCTCTCCTGATCCCTCGCACCAATCGCAAGTTTTATCATCAACATGCTCTAGCTCTGCGTAGGTATAATCACCACTTGCCCTGACAACCTCAAGGATTTCTATAATGCCTTCGCCTAGACATTCACTACAATGTTTTCGAGGTTTAATACTCATTTTAATTTATGTATTGGGAAGGTTTTGTAAATCCCATCATCAGTTGCTTTTCTATGCTCTGCGTTTTTAATTAACGCAGAGATTCTGCCGTGAAGCATCTTAGCCTCACTGAGAGAGCTTAATCCCTTTAAGATTAGATTAAGCTCACCTTTTGTAAATTGCATTCCAAATTTCATATTATTCTCCTATATCCAATCCCCATTTTTCAACGCAAATAGGCCCGATCCCACGATCTATACTGCCATGATTAGTAAGTTCACGCCCACAACACGCACACTGACCTGTTTTACGCCCGTATGCAATGGCAGAACTAAGTGGGTCTTTAGCAATTGCCTTGAGTTTAGAAAGAGTACCCTCAGGAGCGTTTCTAGGCTTGAAACACCCATCTGCAACTTTACCAACATAATCACCATTAATTTTAACGTAAAGTGCGCCTTTATTTGCACCATGATCTGGGGCGCGAGATATAACAATATCGTCATATCTAAATTTTGGTGTTTTAATAGCTTTGTGTGCTTTATCAAAAATAGACTTAACACCTGAAAGATCGATAGAAGCAAAAGTCTTTTTTTCTTTTACTTTAGAAATCATAGATTTCGCTGAAGAAATTTGTTTTTCTGAAAGAGAACCTTTTCTATCATACTGTTCAACTAAAGAAGCGGCAAAGCTGTTCCAAGAAACAAGCTCTTTAAGATCCGAAATAACTACTGAAAGCCCGTCATCTAGATCTATATTTTCTAAGTAATATGGTTGCATTTTATTTCTCCCTTTTTGTTATGTAATATATATAATAGTAAAGACGAGTAATTACAAGTGTTAAATGTAAAATAAATAAAAAAAGCCTCACTTTCGGTGAGGCTGATTTTGTTTGATTTGTGCTAGGCTTTTCTAGTAGCAGAGGCTCCGTAAAGGTTGCTTGCTAAAGTGGTGGCTTCACTGCCTTCACATTAGACTAGACTTCCTCTAATGTGACCTCATACTACCTCGTTTCGTCATAGCTTTCAATTCGATGAGGTGAACCTACTTGCACTTTTTGTGACGTTACTTTTTCGCTACATTAGTATCTCCCTACTGATTCGTTATACAGTATATATAGTAGCAGTTACTAGTAATTGCAAGTACTTTATCGATTAAATATCTTAAAAAACAAACTTTTCTTTGGATTTTCCTTATATACATGCACATGGCCTCTTGAATCCATGTGGATATAGTCGCCTACAACGGCAGGTTTTTCGCCCTCCATCGTATGCATAAAAATAATATGCTCAAGTCCTTCACGGATACTTGACTGTTCTTTTACCCATTGGGGCATTTTATCTATATTCTTATATCTCCAAGTAGTCATTATTTCTCCAAACGATTGTGGGGAGCCACAAGGCTCCCCTGATTAATTAAAGATTGGTTATGATTAAAAGGATTAAAAACCCTAATAAACTAAACTCCATTTTATTCACCTCCCTTAGATCTAACCAAAGTTCGTTTATAAGCCACCAACTTGGCCATTGAATCTTTAATTGCACGAGCATCTTTAGAGGTTTCGAGCGTCCTTTCATGCCGCTCTATTTGAACCTCTATCCAATCTCTTAACTCAGACAACGTCATCACCAACTACCTCCTTTAGTAAGTTAGCCATAATTTTTAATGCAAATTTCTTATCTGCATCGGTGTAGGTTTCCCCGAAGGCATCGTAAACCAGTATCATAGACCTGATGCGAGAACTCAGAGGTGGTTTAGTATCATCCAACATTTATTTCTCCCTTGGATTGTGGGGAGCGCAAGGCTCCCCTGTTAAATTTAAGCGGCTTTTTTAAGCTCTTCTTGGGCTTGCAAGACATAGTTTAATATGTCTGTTGCCCGACTTGATGCCTTCCACAAGAATGAAGCATCTTGCTTTAGAGCCTTGAGCCAACTTGATAAGTAAGTGGCATTATTTTCTGTAGGCTCAAAAGATATATCACAAAACTTACATGCGTAGATGCTGAACAACTCAACCACTAGCTCTTCGAATGCGTATTCAGATTTATCTTGTTTACCAAGCCTATTTAAGCGGCTCTTATGACCAGTCCAGTGGCCGATCTCGTGGAATAAAGTTGCATACCAACTGTTTATAGAATCAAAATGCTTTTTAAACGGCATGTGGATGTAGTCATCTCTATAGTTATAAAAACACTGACCTCTACTGCTCTCACGGACATCTGCCCCAAGTACAGCTACAAGCTCATCGATCTTGGTGTGTCTCTCTTCTAGAGTGACTTCATCAGACTTTTCTTGAGGTAAATCAACAATATCCGCACCATTAATCATTCGGTACGTTTTGAAATACATAAACGGATTTTCTAGCTTTTCACCAGTTTTACTATCTTTGGTGATTGTAATTGGGAATAAAAACGTAGTCGTCTTCGATCCCTTCGCCCAAGCTACGCCTTTAGCTTTGAGGGCTTTCGGTGTTGCCCACCGAGTGTCAACTCCAGAAAGTAGTGCAATCAACTGATTGCCCCCACTTAGGACATTGCCAGTAAACATATTATACGCAAGTCCACCAGTGCCCTTAAATTCAGGCTTCCAACTTAGACCCTTTGAAATAGCATCTTCGATGCTGATAATTGCTTTTTCGGTTAATTCTTTAACCACTTCTTGATTTGCCAATTTCGCCATTTTGTTTCTCCCTAGTGATTCGTTAATATGAAGACACTACTAGCAATAACTAGCAGTGTCAATCATTGTTAAGCGGCTATCTTTTTACCATACCCATAAATTTTAAGAGTAAGGTAATCAGTCTCATTCGTATTTGCCTGAATGAACTGTCTAGATAATTTTGCTCTAACGGCTTTCATATCTAGAGTTTTACGAGTTGCCTCTGAAACGACAACGTAGTGTTCACTACCCTCGTATGTTCCAGAACCGATTGCCTTTAATACAGACTCTTTAGCTTTTAAGTCTTTTGACAATTCTGCAATCTGAGCCTTCAGAGTTGCAATTTCATTTACGATTTTTTCCATTTTGTTTCTCCCTTGTTTCTATAAATTATATATAATAGCAAACACAAGCAATTACAAGTGCTAAATGTAAAATAAATAAAAAAAGCCCCACCGAAGTGAGGCTGATTTTGTAAAATTTATATTTTTAATTTGTGCCACCCTAAATAGTTTTTTTGATCTACATTTTTTTTAATTATTGAAATAAGAATATTTTCAATTTTACTGGACACTTTTCTTTGACATTTTTTTCCATTAGGTAATCTGGTTTTAAAGAAATTGTATTTCTTTCCACTGTGATGAGTGCCGACAGTATAATACCAACCGTAGTATTCAGAACCATCCTCATCAATACACTCTATCTTTAAGGTTAAATCTTTACCTTCAGTAAATTCACCTAAATCTCTCGCATCATATAATTTTTTTACTTCCATTTTATTTCTCCCTACTGATTCGTTTTTTCTCTCTATACATAACATATAATAGCAGACACAAGCAATTACAAGTACTAAATGTAATATATTTCATACGTTTTCATACGCTTTTCATACGTTTTTCATACGGTGGTCAAAAGGTGTATGAATTGTATGATTTACAACTATAGTAAATCATACGTTCAAAATGACGTGACAATTGTAATTCATAGGAGTTAAGTGTATGAATAGAACATCGTTTGGTTCGCTTATGAAAGGCGGTAAAACCAAAAATAAAAAAAAGGAGAAAAAAATGAAGAAAAAAGGTGGAAAGAAAAAAGGCGGTAAGAAGGGTTACTGAAATGAGTAAAGATGTAAAAGTATTCGTCAAGGGCGTAAATATGTCTGGAAAGGTAAAAGATGACGATAACAGATCTACTTCAGAAGATAAAAGACAATCTGAAGAAGGAACGGCTAGAGATAGCTGAAAAAATGCTCTTGGGTCGAGAAGTTGACTTCGGAGCATATCAGAAGGACGTTGGTGTAGCGGAAGGCTTACAGAGGTCTTCCGACTTAATCGACGAAACATTTAAAAACTTTAACGAAGAGGATGATTAAACATGTCTCATCAACATGCAGTCTGGAAAGACGAAGAAAGCGAAGGAAGTGTAACTAAGGCCGAATTGCCGAAGCCACTTAATTGGAAAGTTCTAGTTCAACCAAATCAGGTGAACATGAAAACAAAGGGCGGTCTATATCTCGCCCCTATCTCAAAAGACAATGAAGAGTATCTGACATCCCACGGCAGAATTGCGGCTATGGGAGATTTGGCATACCGAGATCGTGACACGGGAGAGGCTTGGAAGACGTTAAGTCCACAAGTTAATGATCGTGTGACGTATGGAAAGTATGCTGGTCAGAAGATTACAATTAATGGAGTTAAGTTTCTTTTACTGAATGACGATGAATTAACATCGATTATTCCTGAAGAGGCTGAAATCTCCGCATATCTAGCGTAAAACTTGGAGGACGCAACCATGAGTAGTGAAGCAGACAGCGTTATTGAGGAAATCAATGACGAAATAAAAAAGGCTAAAGCAGAGCCAGAAGAGTTCCAAATCGAAATCACTGACGATCCGCAGGAGGAAGTTAATGATATTGTCGAGGAGGAGACAAAGGAAGCCAAGAAAAAACCTGATCAAGATCCTGAGTATGGAGAAAAAGTTCAGAAAAGAATCCAGAAGTTAGTGGCGCAACGCAGAGATGCAGAAGTTCAGGCTCGTCAAATACAAGAGCAGAATGCACAACTTGCCGCTCGGCTAGAAAGACTGGAGAAAGGATCTCAGCAAAATTCTGAAAATGCCTTTAACCAGAGATACGCACAAACTAAGGAAGCTCTAAAGAAAGCTGTCGAGGAGGGTGATACAGAAGCTCAAGTAGATTTCTCGGAACAGATGGCAGACATGAGAGCCGCAATGCGTGTAGCAGAAATGCAGAAAAACCAGAGAGTGCAACAGGAAACCGCATCCCCAACTGTCGGTAGGGCGGTGCAAGCGGCACAAGACCCTGCCCCTGTAAAGGCAATGCAGTGGTGGGATAAAAATAAATGGTTTAATGGCGCAGGTTACGAGCGTGAAACTGCGGCCGCAAGAGCCATTGATGTCCAATTAGATATTGAAGGGTTCGACAAGGACAGTGATGAATATTATAATCAATTAAATAATCGTTTACAAAACGTATTTCCTGAGTTAGTTTCAGGATCAAGTCCGAGTAAACCGATGAGAACCAAAAGTAGGTCACCAGTCGCGCCCTCTACAGGCGGTGGTTCTCCAAACTACAAGGGCAATAGGGTTCGCCTGACTAAGCAACAACTATCAGCGGCTAGAGAAGTTGGAATAACAGATGAGGCTGGTTTAAAACGATACGCCTCGGAAATTAGAAAACTAGAAAGGAATAGTTAAATGGCTGAAGCAAGAAATGTTCGCGCAAGTGAAACCCGTAATTCTGTGCGTGAGGAGGCTCCTCGCCCCGATACCGCATGGCAACCACCAGCATTGTTGGACGCTCCAGAAGCTCGTCCAGGGTATGTTCAACGATGGATAGCTACCTCGATTCAGGGTAAGGAAACGCCAGACAACGTATACAAGCGTATGCGAGAAGGATGGCAACCACGCCCTGCTGACACCGTTAAAGATGATAAGTTGTTTCCGACTATCAATCACGGCCAGTGGGCAGGTTCAATTGGAATTGAAGGCATGTTGCTCTGTGAAATGCCTGTTGAAAAACGTGAAGCTCAAAAGGCTTACTATGAAAACAGGAACATTGAGCAAAATGAATCAGTTGTAGGCGAACTTGATGCGATAGGACGAAACAATGGACAACCGATCTTTCAAGATAGGAAGTCTTCAGCGAGCCGTGGCAGACCACTGTCTGCTATGGATGATTAAAACTTTAACGCTAAAGGAGCGAAAATATGGCTAATGCAGACGCCGCATTTGGGTTTGTCCCAACTCGCCACATGAGCGGTAATGCACCACGGACTAATAAGTATACTTGTGCAAGTGGATTAGCAGAGAACATCTTCAAAGGTGATCTTTGTATAATTATTGCTACAGGGCTTATAACTCCGCACACAGCAACCGAGACTAATAACATCGGTGTGTTTGATGGTGTAAGTTACACAGCAAGTGATGGCTCATACGTTTACAGTGAATACTGGCCTTCAGGCACAGTCGCCACAGATATAATTATTTATATCTATGATGATCCGTACACTGTATTCAAAGTTCAATCCGCAGGATCTCCTGCACAGACTAACATTGGTAATTGTGCCGATGTTGTTGCTGGAGCAGGTTCGACCACAACAGGTCAATCTGGGTTTGAAATTAGTGGAACTATGGCCGCAGGTACAGCTACCTGTAAGATCATGGCTCTTTACGATGCACCAGAAAATGCTTTTGGTGCGAATGCCGTCATGGAAGTGCTAATAAACGAGCATCTTCTAAAAGACAGCGCAGGCATATAAGGAGGGTATGAACAATGGCTTTAAATAGAGCAAGTTTTGCTAAAATGCTTGAACCAGGACTCAATACCCTCTTTGGGCTTGAGTACGATAGCTATCCACCAGAGTGGGAAGGAGTTTTCTCCAGTAACACAAGTAACAAAGCATTCGAAGAAGATGTTTTGCTACAAGGGTTCGGAAATGCACCTACTAAAAATGAGGGTAGCGCAATCTCATATGACGATGCAGGTCAGCAATGGACTGCCCGTTAT